CCCCGATATCAGTTTTCAACCGGTCCTGACTAAACGGTAATTTTTCCTGAGCCGAACCAGGATTGAGGCGTAGCAAGTTTGATTAATTCTTGCATTTGTCCTCGTAAATCATCAAGTTGTTTCTTGATGGTCAAGTTTTCGGCTGCCATGCTTTCCAATTTGGATTTGGTATCATTTTCCTTGACTTTAGATATATTTTGGTAACGAATCAACCCAAAATATAAGGGACCATTTGTTAAGGTAAACCCAGTGAAACTAAAGATCATCTTTTCGTCTGGATTTGTACTATTATTTGTTATTTTAACCAACAAATAAACGGTCGAGTTAGTCATGGCGAAGCTTGTAGTTTGACTAGCAGGCGCACATTGCGTTAAAGTGGTTGAAGACACAGTCCAACTTCCATTGGTAGCTGTGGCTTTAAAACCAAGTGTCACAAAATAAACCCCACTTGGTAAATTTTTCAATGTAATTATATTACCAGTACATGTGACTTGAGTGGGCCCAACGGCTAAGAAATTCCCAGTGTCAAAGTAAGACTGAAAGTTGGTAGGTGAGGTGGCATCATTAGTAATAATAAATGTCCAACCTGAGGCAGCTGTCAACTGTTGTTCGTTAACTGGGAAAGAGAATTCAAGATCATAATAAACTCTTAATGATCCGAAGGGTTGAGTACTAGCAGTAATTGAATTTTCAGCTACTACATACAAAGTACCCATTGATGTGAAACGCCGGTCTGATGATGAATCATCAGATTTTTGAGTAAAGAGTGGAGTTGCTGATGTTGCGGCAACTTTAGTTCCATCAATCCAGAGAGCAAATGACTTAGCTCCTTGCAGTTCACCAACAGAAGTGGCGGCTGGTTCAGAATAAGATTTATCCCCTGGGTCTCTATCAATACCCATAACTAGTTTGCTGGTTTGTGTTGTTGGGGAAGAGGTCTCGTAACATATTACAATTTTGCCTCTCCATTTATCAAACAAGTTGAAAAATGTTCCAACTCTTGAATTGATAAACAAGTCATAACCCAAGTCAACTTGGTATAAAATTTCACCAGCATCGGTGGCAGTGTTATCATTACTAAGCTCAGTTAGTAAGAAACTTGACGTCATTCGGCAACTTCCAGACATGGATTTAGTGTGAGACACAATACTTGTCTCATTTGTAGGTGCAGATACCATGGTAGTTCTGGTTGAGGATTTCATTTTCCTCTTAGGTCGCCTAGGTTGTTGGGCTATCACAACCTTCTTTTGTACAACCATTGGTTGTTTCTTTCCACCATTCTTGCCAGAATGTGGTTTTTGTTTGTTTTTGCGTTGTTTGCCAGGCATAATTTCGTCTTCAGAGAAAATATCTAAAGGTTTTTGAGGTGGCCGAAAGTATTTGCCTAGGTATTTTACTGCAATAGCAGCAATAGTGCGCTTTGTTCCTTGTCCGTAATTCTCGGCGAAGAATCTGTTGTCGGCCTCATCAAATTTACCAATCGCCCAACCTCCATCATGAGTTTTACAAGTAGAATCGTATTGAGACAAAGCAGGAACAGAATCATCAACAACGCTATCTTGGTATTTACCAGCCGACCAGCCAGGCGAACACCAATTTCCATCTTTGATTGCATCGATAAAAAATCGTTTCATATTTGAGATGGCTGGTAGAACACTCAAATAACTTATAACTGGTTTACCATTTGCTTGTTTCCATTTAATTATTCTAGTGATGATAAAAACCCAAAAATTATAAGCTCGATGCATAGCAACAGCATTAAATAAGCCATTGTTAGAACCGGCATCCCAAAGAGTACCAGTGTTTAATTTGCCTTTAGCATCATAAAAATCCAATGGACTGTAAAATTGTGTGGTTGCCCAATGCAAATAAGTATGTACGGCAAAGTCCAACCAACCAACACAATGCCCAGCCTCTAAGAGTGCAAGTATTAACCAACCATAATCAATGTTGGCTTTAAACACTTCTTCAATCCATGGCATTAATATAACATTAAAGACAAAATCCATCACAGTATTATTGAACAAATTCTTTGTTAAGCTCAAATATGTGAGGACGGTGCTATCAGTAGCTATCCTGTCATTATCTATGTAATGATTAGACCTATCAGAAGCAAAGTAGTCAAAATCACAATCTACCTTTAGAATATTATAAACGGCGGAAGTCCATATGGTTTCTCCTAATTTCACATTCGATAAAATATCCTCAAGTTCAATTATGTCAGACATGCTGATGTCGTACCTATGCGCTAACATGATGTATGCTTGCTCATCATCAACTTCGAAATCGTCTGAGGTGTTGTGAGATATTTTGAAAGTATTTTCGTACATTTCGGCTTCAATTATCTCCGTTGTCCTCTTCGTGCTAACGTAGTCAGATGTGAGAGTTATCATTCTTTTACATAGAGTTCTCAACAATGGATTTGGTTTAACTGATTTTTCTAGCCCTTTGAAAACACCATAAATCCATGCTTTGCGTTCATTCTGAGTATATTCAGGATTTTTGCACCAGCCAGTTTTAAACAAGATTCGACCAATCTTGGGGGTAAATACATATTGTCCTCGTGACAAATTTTTAACTGGCATTAAATGACCACTACAAAATTCTACCTGGTGGATAGGCTTATCAATTTTAGTTTTGACTATCAAACCCAATTCATTTGCATAATTTGGGAATGGAGAGAACAAATGTCTAAATTTGCTATAAGTTATCACAAAACCGTCATCTCCTGTTGCTACAATCAGGCCAGGTATTTGATTCAAATGCATAAAGCGTTTAATCGTGGCAACGTTTAAAATTGTGTTGCCCATTGTTGTGTCATTTCCACCGCTTGCTCTTCTTTCTGGTACAGTAACATTAAAGCCACCAACCATCGTCTTAAAACGAGTGACGCATTTTGTATCAAGAAGATTGCGAACAGTGGGGTCGGGAATTAACCTCTTTTCGAATGAGTTTTCCCCAGCGATTAAGCCACTAGTTTGCGTGGCATCAAAACTACTAAAATCATTGTCAATAAAGCAACAATCATCGTCAGTTTCCAATAAAAGCATGCTTCTAGCTAAACCAATTGCTTCAGCTAGTTCTCGTTGTGTTTTACCATATCCAGTGACTACACAAATCATCCCGAAATCATAGTTCCAAACTCGTGGTTTACATGTTTCGGTGATTATGTTGGCAATAGTTTTGATATATGGCCCAGTTGATACTGCAAATTTGGCAGTCATGTCTTGGATCATTCTGGGAGAGAAAAGTAGTCGTAAGAAAAATTCTTTCTTAACGAAAGCTTCTCTATTAGAAGCTTGTGATATTGTTTTAGGATCATTTTCTACTTCAGCATTTCTAAATTTTGGTCGCTGTTTTTCAGG